TCGCAAGTTGTTTATTTTTATCTACAAGTTTATTACCAATTCTAGTAACTACTTCTAGTCCTACTTCTGGTAACTTTTCTTTTTTCGAGTGTTTTTCAACCTCGTCAAATATCCATGTTTCTTTAGACATTTGCTTTCTCCTTTCTATTAAAGACATCACAACATACATTATAGTAAGCTCTATTTTCTCTGTCCCACTTTAATATATTTACAACGCCATTATTAACGTCACCTGCTATTATAGAAGCTATTGCTATAGCAGCAGGATCACCCATTGCTAATAAGTAATCATCATCACTAAAATCTTTTAGTTTTGATTTTAACATTCTAATAATAGGTGCTGGAGATAACATTATTTGATGTCCTGGTGGTAACAATGGAATTAAATCACCAAAGCGACCGGCAGCCAGTACATTAACATTAGGGTTTTCTTGTACTACATAAACTTTACCCATTTAGTTCTCCTTTCTTCATTTACTATTTACTTATATCGAAAAGTTATATAGAAGTAAATTATAAAATAGAAAACAGAAAGATTTATATGCAAGTACAATTTATTAATGATGATGATTTTATAAAGTATAAATTTAAAACTAAACCATTTAAACATCAGTATGATGCTTTTTTGGAAAGTAAAGATAAGGAAGCCTATGCATTATTTATGGAACAAGGTACTGGTAAGTCTAAAGTTATTATTGATAACATTGCCTACCTATTTAGGAGAGGCTCTATTGATACTGCTATCATTGCTGCTCCTAAAGGTGTATATCGTAATTGGTTTGCTTCTGAATTTAATACGCACATGCCTGAAGATGTCGTACAATTATCTAAAGTCTGTATATGGTCGCCTAGTGAAACGAAAAAAAATGTAGATGAACTTGTAAGCTTTTTAAAAGAATCAGAGAAGTTAAGATTTTTTATTATAAATATAGAAGCTCTATCTACCGACAAAGGTAAAAATTATTTACAACGATTATTAAATACAGGAAAATCTTTTTTCTGTATAGATGAAAGTACAACGATTAAACATAGAACTGCTAGAAGAACTAAATCAGTTTTAAAACTAGGTCGTATGGCTAAATATAGAAGAATACTTACAGGGACACCAGTGACCCAAGGTCCTCTAGACTTATGGTCACAAGTTAATTTTCTTGATGAATATATTTTACAATCTAGTTTCTATGCGTATCGTAATGCTTATTGTGTACTTCGTAGAAGACGTACATCAACTCATAGTTTTGATGAAATAGTAAGTTATCAAAGATTAGATGAATTACAAGATACTCTAAAGCCATATAGTTTTAGAGTAACTAAAGAAGAATGCTTAGATTTACCACCTAAACTAAGGCAAAAGAGAGAAATAGAGCTTAATCCTCACCAGAAGCGTTTATATCATACTCTTAGAAAACGTGCTATAGTAGAACTAGAACAGTCTAAATTAGTGACTGCACCTCTTATAATCACACGAATATTACGACTTCAGCAGATATTATCTGGTTTTATTAAATATGATGATGGAAGAGAAGAAGTTATCCCGGGAACTAACCCTAGACTAGAAGAACTAATGAATGTGTTAGAAGAATCAACTGGAGGTGTAATTATATGGGCTACATTTAGAAGAAGTATAGAAATGATCTATGATGCTTTAGCAAAAAAATATGGAGCTAGTAATGTTGCAACTTATTATGGTGAAACTGAATCTGAATTAAGACAAGAAATAGTTACTAAGTTTCAAGCTGGTGAAATTAAATATTTTATAGGTCAACCTAGAACTGGAGGTTATGGTCTAACTTTAACTAATGCTAAAACAGTCATCTATTTTAATAATACATATGATATGGAAGTTAGATTACAATCAGAAGATAGAGCACATAGAATAGGTCAAAAAGATAAAGTTACTTATGTAGATTTAGTTGTACCAGGAAGTATTGATGATAAGATACTTAAAACTTTAGATACTAAAAAGAAACTCGCTGATCAAATAACAGGTGATCATTGGAAAGAATTATTTAGTTAGCAGGTCCGCCAAACAAAGCTAATAGAACCATTAATATAATTAATGTACCTGTAAAATAATAATTCATCTTGGCGCACTCCATATTATTTCTTTTTAATTATATCGGCTCCTTTCAAACCATAAATTGCTGATACCACTCCAATAAATAAAGCTTGATACCAAAATGGCATGTTGCCAAAGTATTCAAAAAATGTGTCTAATTTAGTACGAATTTCTGGATCGTCAGAAAAGATAGACCACACCAATATAATAACAGGAGCGGATACCAAAAGAAGGACAAATTCATCCTTCCAGCCTTTATCATTAGACGCAATAATTTCCTTTTTATATTCAATTTCGCCTTTCGCCAGTCGTTCAGCATGCAATCGCTCAGCGTCTGACATTAACATTTTAGTTTGTTGTCTGTTTTTATAAATATGCGATCCAGCTTTGAATAGCATACTTGCTGCATTTAACCACATTTTATGTCCTCCTTGTGTAACCATTCTTTAAGAGGAAAACCTGGGCAATTAGGTTTATTCTCTTGAACGTCACTGTGTCCAACGATTTCTTTAATATGCGGATATTTTTTTAATAACATTTCTATCGTATCTTTTAAAGTAAAAAATTGCTCTAAAGTAAAATTATTTTCAGGTCCATTATCATCTGCCATACCGCCGACTAAACAGATACCTATACTTCTAGAATTAACAGCTGGAGCGTGTGCTCCTTTATAGCCAATAGGTCTAGCTATTTCTAATTTACCATTACGTCTAATAATAAAATGGTAACCAACATCGTCCCAACCATTTTGATCCACGTGCCACTTTCTAATTTCATCGTAGCCAATATCCATTGTAGCTTTAGTTGCAGCACAATGTACAACGATCATATCAGTATTAGTTCTTAACTCCATGTAACACCTCTTTTTTCTACTATTCTACACTTTTTTGTGTTTAAATCTACTTTAATTATTTCAATATTTTTATTTTTAATTCTAGGTACTCTAGATATAGAGCTTCCATCTTTTCTTTTATTTTCTACTTTAACATCAAATAATCTAGTTTTAAATGTTACAGGATCTACTGCAACTAAGTCTACAGCCGAATGTGTTTGGCAACCAGTAAATACAAAATAATTATTTTCTTGTAACCAACAGATAGCTAAATTCTCTGCGTAACAACCTTTGTTTTTTGTTATCACTCACCCTTTCCGAATTGTTTTTCAAATTCTTCTTTATCAAAATCTCGTTCTTCTTCTTGTTTAACTTTTTCAGCAGCTTCAAAAGGTTTCTTAACTATACTTACACCTGCACCAAACACATCTTTTAAAGCTTGTATTGCATACTTAGCTGTAGCATCTACAGGAAAAAATACATCAGCATTTTTTTGCATAGGATCTTCGTTTTGTATTTCTTCAAATTTATCTTCGCCATACTCTTTATATACTAATGGATTTTTAACTGGATTAGGAGTATATGTTTTTCTTAAACCTGCTCCTCTATTAAAACCTAAATTAAGTGTATTAACAATATTATCTAAATTATATGCTTTAGATAAAAATTTTCCAACTTTAGTATCTTCTAATTTTATTGCTTTTAAAACTTTATCTATTACAGCTTCTCTTTTTGCTGTAGGAAGTTTATCCATAAATCTAGGATAGTTTCCTCCTAAAAAGTTTTTCTTAGCAGCCTCTATAAATTTTGCATAATCAGTAAATAATAATAAATTATCTGTATTCATTTTATATGAATCAAAAATTCTTGCAACTCTATTAAGTACAAGTCTTTTGTGGTTCAATGGTCCAGCAAATATATCAATGAATAATCCAGCTTGGTTTGCAGCATCAGTTATTGATTTAGCTCCAGCTGCACCTGTTCCTCCAGGAGGAGTTTGTAACATTTCTAAAACATCACCTATTTCTCTATAAGTTTTAAAAAAATTTTTATCATATAATTGTAATATAGTGGATCTATTTTTATTTAAAAAAGCATTTAACTTACCTCCATTTAAAGTTTCAACTGATTTACCACCTAAAGCTCTATATATTCTTCCTCCAGAAAAAGGTTCACCTGATACATCTTTCATCATTTGTTGTAAAAATATAGTACGAATATCATTTACAGTTTTAGTAGGTAAAGCATTAATTAATCCAGTAATATTTTTTTTATTTGAACTTTCAATTATGTGTTTTACAATTTGACCAGGTCCTGCACTATCTAAAGCATCCCATTTAATACCTGGTAAAAATTTTTGAACTGCTGCATTTTGATCTAATACAAATTCATTTAATTTTTCGTATTCATCTAATACTTTAGTTGTACTTTTTAATTTAGTAAATTCTTCTTTTCCTAAAATGTTTTCATAATTTTTACCAAATTTTTTAAGAAACTCATTATGAGACATTTTTCTAACGCCTTCTTTTTCAATTACGTTGTCAAAATAATATCTATATAAGGCACTTTTAATTTTAGTTTGATCAGCGGTTGGAACTACATTATCCGCTTTTAATATTTGACCAAACGTTGCGGATTTTTCTCTAGCTTCAATACTATCGTCTATTAATGATTTAAATAAACTTTCACTTTTATCTGTAGCTTTAGATAAACCTTGAACAGTTTGTCCTCCTCCAAATTCATCTGAAAAGTTTTTAAAGATTGATCTTTTCTTTAAATCTAATAATAAAGATTGTTCAGCAAAATCTTTTGCTAATTTATCATCACCTGTTTTAGCTAAAAACTCTGCTATATTTTTATTTAAACTTCCTTTTAGATTTCTTAAAGCTCCTTGACTTGCTCCACTAGCTGATTCCTCTAATAAACCTACAGCATTTTTTAAAGTGTAAACATCTTTTAAAGTAAGTTTACCTTGTTTTTGTAAAGTTTTAAAACCTTGAAATAAAGTTTTTAAGTCAGCTCCTTGTTGAGAAAAACCAGCACTATCAAATAATTGTCTTAATTTAACTAACTTATTATTATCTATTGCTTTTTGAATATTTTCTGGTTTAGCTCTAGGTCCTTTAGGTACTTTTTTAGTAGAAGATGGAAGTACACCTTTTAAATTAAATCGTCTTATTTCTTTATCTAATATTTTAAAAGTTTCATCTAAATTAAAATCAATTTTTTCTTTATTTTTTAAAATGCCAGTTTGAATAGAATCATCTAATGTAGTAAGTTGCGCTTGTAAATTTCTATAAGTATCATCTAAATAAACTCCAAACTCATCTAAATATTTAGTTGCAAAGTCATCTACAAAACTACTTTCTAATTTAGCTATCTGAGCAGAGTTTTCTAATAAATCTTGATTAGCTTTATTAATTGCAAATTGAGCTTGACCTTTAACTTGATTCTCTACACCTTCAATTAAAGAATCAGCAGTTGCATTATCTACTTGATTTAATCCAGTAGTTTTCTTTAATATTTTATCTTCTATAGCTTTAATAGATCCTTTATTTTTTAACGTAGCAACTTCATCTGCTAATATAGAAGCTTTAGCTGTACCAGTTTTTTTAATTAATTGATCTGATTCTAATATAGCTTTACCAACTGATACTGCAAAATATTCGTCAGCTTCTTTATCAGTAAGATTAAATTCTTTTTTCATATTGTTTTTAGTTTTTTCAATACGACCAAATAAACCAGTATCTGTTTTACCTTTAGTTTCTATAAACTCTTTTATTGTAGAACTACTTAATTGATTTTTACCAAGTATTGTCGGCATGATTGCTTTAGCTGCAAGTAAAAATGTACCTGTTGCAGCAGCATCAATTGCTCCATATTTAAGAGCTTGAGCTGTAGCTAATTCTCGAAATTCTGCTGGTGTATACATATCATTTTGTAAACCTAACTTATGATAACCATACATTAATCTTGCGAACTCTGATAAACCAGCACTTACAGCAGAACCTCCAATTGTACCAGCTGGACCTGCTACACTACCTAAAGTACCACCTATAATTGATGCAACGATAGGTCCTGTATCTGCTACAGCATCTGATATATCAGCTTTAGATAATAAAGGTGAATCAACAGCAGAATAAAAACCAGTGCCACCTAATTCTTTTGGTATTTTATAAATTAAACCTTTATTAGTTCTATCTTTGTATTTTAACTCTTTAAACTTTACATCAATTTTATCTTTAAATTCATTTACTTTATCAGCACCATATTGTGCTTCTAAATCTTTTAATAAAAGATTTTTTATATTTCTAGTTTTAGCTTGATCAGTATCTAAACCAAATCCTAACTTAAATCGTATATCGCCTTTTATTTCGTTATCTTTATTTGCGTCTATACCATTTAATTCATATAGATTTTTTTTAGAAACATAGCCCGATTGAGTTTCTATTCCTACATCATCTACTAATATTTCGTTATAAGATTTTTCAGCTTCTTTAGTTGCATTTTTAATTAAATCTAAATTATAACCATCGTCTGCTAAAAATTGTTTTTCTATTTCTTCTTGAGATTTAGTTGTATCTATCTTTTTAGTTTCACCAGTAAATGTACCAGTTACAATAGCTTGAGCATTTTTAGGATCTTCTCCAAGTTCGATTAATCTTTCGAAATCTTTTTGTTGTTCCTCGTTAAGTTTAACTTCAGCCACATTGATACCTTATTGATATTTTTCTATAATTTTATTTCGTTCATTTTCTTTTTCAGCTTGTGCTCCTAAGAATTTGTCAAATGCACTGACTTCTGGAATAGACTTATCAGCTTGTAAATCTTGATATAGTTTAGCTTGTATAATTCTAAATGGTGTTTTTTCTGTGCTTCCAAATAACTCTTTTAAAGTTTCATCTTTAACATCTTTTTCAAATTTAACTGCTATGTTTTGTGCAGCTAATTCAGCAGCTTCGTTTTGAAAACCAACAGAGCCTGTTTCAGATCCTCCAGGATATGCTAATTTAGAAGCTATAGGATATGCTTCATCTTCAATTAAAGCTAAACTTCTTTCTGCGGCTAATAATACTTTTAATGCTTGAGGGTTAGTTTTTAAACTACCTGCGCCTTTTAATAATAATTGTAAGTCAACGTTAGATACTGGATATAATTCTTTAGCTTTACCTAAAATTCTATTACTTGCTCCTGAATCAAGTATTGCTTTAAATTTAACAATTTCATCTGCTTCAGGTACAGCGTCAGGATTTTTATCAAATTTTTTCCTCATTTCAGTTAAAAAATCTCCATAACCTAAACTTACAGCCACTTCTTCTAATGGAGCAAATACATTTTCTAAAATACCAGTAGGAGTATAATCTTTTAATTTTAATAATTCATTATAAGTTCTTTCTGTAGCTAATTTAGAACCTTTGTTTTTATTAAAGTTATCATTATAATCTTTAAATAAATCTGCAATAACTTTATCTTTTGGATCAGCGACCCTTTTTTCGTTTTTCAAAGCTTTTAATCTTTCAATATCTAATCCTTTTTCTTTTTGTCTAATAGCTAAGTCTTCAACGAAACCTTGTTTTTGTCCCTCAGCAATCATACCTACAGCAGATTTAGCTTGACCTATAGGAGTATAACCAGATGATTTTATAATTGTATTTAGACCTTGTAAAAAACTTCTTCTTTTCTTAGGATCCTCGTAAATAGCTTCCATTTTATTTTCTACACCAGAAACTACTCCAGTTAAAGCATCACCTACAGAAGATACAAATGCTGAAAAGCCACCTTTCTTTTTTTCATCACCACCATCATTCTTTTTATTATTTATTTGATTAACTAAAGCATCTCCACCTTGTACACCAATTTTACCATCATTCTCTAATTCTTTTAATCTTTGGTAATCTCTGTCTTCTGATCTTATTTTTGCAATTATTTCTAAATTATCTATATTCTCTGCTGAATCAGCACCTGGTTGTGCTACAGATTCAATATCTTTTTCCTTTTCAATATATTTTTTAGCTTCTTCATTACCTATATTTGCTTTTTGTTGAGCAAATTCATCAAAAGATAATGCACCTTTTTCAGGTGCATCAGCTTGATATTCTTTAAACTGTTCTTGTAAAGACGCCATATTAACCTCCTAAAAGAAACCACCAAGAGCTTGACCTGCACCAACTACTTGACTAAAGGTACTAGGCGCACCTACTGGTGTTCCTACAAAGCCTGATCGTTCTTCTCCATAAGTTCTTATAGGTGCTCCTGCTAATGCACCAATCATTTGTCTAATTTGTCCTGCTGGATATTCTCTTTCTTCAATAAAATCTCTATATTGCTCTGCAAGTCCAGCTTGTTCTATTCCTCTAGCTGTAGCTCCATATTGACCTAATCCAGCTGCAGCACCAGCAAGTCCTGATAATTGAGATTGTGCCGCTTGTAATTGTGTTGCTCTATCTTGTGCAAATCTTTGTGCACCTGATTCAAAACCAGCTTGTCTTAATCTACCTGATACATCAGCAACTTGATCTAAATATCTTTCTCTACCTAAAGCTCTTTCTACACCTTCTCTACTTCCACCAAAAGCTCCTGCGCCAATTGCTTGTGCTGCCATAGCTCTTTGTTGTTGACCATAAGTTTCTCCTAAATCAGATAATGTAGATTGAATAACAGCATTAGTATAAGGATTCATATACTGTTGCATTGTTGCAGTATCAAAAGTTTGTGCTCCTATTTGAGCTAACTGTCCAGCTTGTGGTAAAATTTGTGTACTAAATACATTGGCTGCTGCTTGTTCACCTCCAGATAAAGGTGCAACTCTTTGACCAGTATAACCTGCGTAAGGTTGTTCAAATACATTTTCAGCACGTCTTAAAGTTCTTTCTTGAATCTCTTTAAAGTATTCAGGAATTTGTGAAGTAACAGTTTGTTCACTTGGTGCTTGAACAACAGTTGTTTGTGGTTTGAAAAGACTACCCATTGATTATATATGTTCCTCCAATATTTTTATATCCTAATTTGACAAAGGCGTTGTGTTTTCTTTCAACGTCTTTACCTTGAGTTATTTCGCATAAAGCAGTAAGTCTTTTACTTAATGCGTATTCTTTAAAAACTATCATAATAGCTCTAAAGATATGAAAGTTACGATATTTAGGATTAACATGAAGCCATAGACTTCTTAGAAATCTTTTGTCGCTATACCATGTTTCGTCTATAGCGGCTGCCATAGTTCCTACAATAACATTTTCATATTCTACTACTATAACAAAACTATTACGAATGTAAAATATAATATGATCAAGTAATTTCTTGTTATTTACATTACCAAAATTAAAAGGTGATTCTGGAAGCCATGTTTTAAGTAATTCTCTTATACGTACAGCATCATCAATACGAGCTTGTCTAATCTTATATTTATCTTTTTCCATCAGGTCTAATTTGGATTCTTAATGTACCAAATCGCCAATTACTACCTAATTCGTCACTTTCTATTTTAATAGAAGATTGTCTACCTCGTATTCTAGAATTATAAAAAGCTGTCGTATTTGACACTGTTATAACCTCTCCGGTAATCTTAGAGCTATTTGGATAATCTCTAGTTGATAAAGTAATAGTAGCATTTCCTGTTTGATTTTTAAAGTCAGGTATAACTTTATTAATAAAACTAAAATTTTCTCCATCAGCAATGTCACCATCACCTGATTCTATATAAGCAGTGATTGCTGATCCATCAGCATCGACACCATCTTCATGTCGATAGATTAAACTTCGTCCAGCAGTGAGACCATATATAGTTGAATATGTATTCGCTGTAGAATTAGCTAAATATTCTGTAGCTAATGGATTATTTTCTACTCCATTATCTATATATGTGCTTCTTGATAAATTACCAAAATACCAGCTATTTTCTAAATGATTATAAATTACATATTTGTTTATTAAATTTGAATTAGCAGAACAGTAGTACCAAATAACTTCAGAGAAATCAGAAGTTTGTCCTGCATAAATTTGTTGATATTGAGCTTTATTAATATCATCAAATACATGATTTAATATAGGACAAGGTATTTCTTGTACAGCACCAGCAAATCTAAAAAATTGTCCATCAGACATCCAATATGCAATATCATCTACTATTATTGTACTATTTAATCCAATAGCTCCACAATCATTACCGAGTTGACGAAATCCAAATACAAAAGGTGGACCTATAAAAGACATAGAATTTAATGTCGTATCCGTCCATACAAGTATAGTTCCTTTTGATGGCTTAGCTGATCTTATTTCACTACCTCCCGCAATTCTTTGTGATCCTGCTGAGTTAGTTGCGTTAGGAGTCCAAAAATTATAATTTTCTTGATCTGACCATCTTATAAATAATTTATCTTGTGTAGATATGTCACCAATAGTTGTCTCTGTTCCCATACAAATTAAATGTCTAGTTTCTGTAGATACTACTGATAAAGTAGAAGCTGTAGGAGCATTAGCAATTTCAGTAGCTGGATTATTAGTCATACCATTTGATTCATCCCATTCATAAGTAGCTCCATCTTTTGCTGTTAAAATTAAATCTTCTCCCCAATTATTTAATGACCATTGTCTCATATCAAGAGTAACTTCTGTTGAAGTTCTAGGAGTATTCCATGTACTTTCTGAATATGTACCAGCAGACCAACCATATCCAAAAGTTTGAGTAGTTGGACCTGGATTTATTTGATAAGTTATATCAGCATTTGATGAATCAGTTACTGTAGATGTTGCTGTACCTGGTGTAGCAATTGTATAAGCATCAACATTATTAACAGATATAATTTCAAATTGATTTTCTAAATCAGTAGTAGTAATACCTCCTACATTTGCTGATACATTAGATATGGTAATAAAACTTCCTACATCAGCTCCATGCGTTGCATGATTTACTATTACATTAGAGCTAGTATTTGTTGTAGTAAATACAGATGTTAAAGTATTAGATTGTCTTATAGGAGTAATATCTTGATTAGATCCACCTTGATAAATGTAAACTTTTTTATCTCCACCAATAGATTGATAACGAGTACCGTCTAAACTAATCCAAGAAGCTATACTTGAGGGTCGTCCAACATAATAGTCTTCACTAAATTTAGTCCACCCACCTATTTTTTGTGGTAGCCCTTTTCTAAATCTAATCTTATCGCAGTCTGTCCATCTACCTTCTGCACCTGTTTCGGTGTTTTCGGTGTCTAAACCAGGTTGAAAATTCAATTGAGTTAATGGCATAATTTTTGAATTATATAACAAAAATTGTAAAAATATAGTGCTATTTTAACAAGATTATATTCCAAGTTAAATTATCTAGTAATTCATCTACATTAAAATCTGTTTTATTGCTTGATTTAACATAATTATTTAATTCTTCAGTATCAAATATAATCCAATTATTATCAGTTTCAAAAACCATTTTATCAGATTTAGATTTAAAATATCCTATTTTCTCTAATTTGTTTTTTACAGGTTTTAATGGTCTAATGTCAAATTTAAAAATTTGGTTACTATTTTCTAATCTTCCTTTAACATCCCATATTTCTTTTTGTTTTTGTTTAATAGTAGCTAAAACAGGGTTATGTAAAAGTTTTATAAATTCTTTCAAAAAAATTATTTTTTAAACCAATGAGGTAAACCTAAATGAGGTCTAGTATCAAATATATTATCTTTAGCCCCCTTAGTTTTAGAATTATTATAATGTAAAAACACTTGAAGGCATTGTGTTCCTTTAAACTTTTCTCTCCAATGTTCTAATTCGCAACCAGAATAAACTAACATATCTCCTGGTTTTAAATCTATTTTAACACCTTTCATTCCTTCTTTACCAGATGGCTCTAAATATATTGACCAAGGATCACCACCAATAAACATTGTTGTTGATATTTCACAACTAAATCTATCTTTGTGTCTTCTTAAATCATCACCTTTTTTATAAAGTCTTGCATATGTGTTTGCAGGATATAATTTTAACCCTGTTGTTTTTTCCATAACTGGCTGACATTTTAACATTAATGTTTCCATAATTATATTTCCATAATGAGCATAAGTATTAGGTACTAATTCTCCTTCGTGTTCATAATGACCTAATATTGTTTCAAAAGGTGAAAAATATCTGTTTTTTTTAAGTGTATCATAAACTTGTTTTTGCATTAAAAAACAATTATAAATAAAAACACATAAATCTTTTGGTATTGCTTTTCGAATAATTGCGTATTTTTTATTTTTGAACATATTATTTAAATGGGTATCCTAAGTTCCATGTTACTAATGAATACCTTACTCCTTTTGTTACTGGTTTAACTCTATGCCATACAAACGATGGAAATACAATAATAGAACCTTTAGGTAATATTTCTTTACACTTTATAATTTTTTTTTCATTATTACTTGGATAATAATTTCTAAAATCAAATTCTAATTCGCCTCCTTCATATTCTGAACCATCTGTTAATTGACAAGTCATTGAAAGTTTTCTTATTTTACCATGTTCGGGATGATTAACACTATCTCGTTGATAAGGTCTATCCCAAGAATCACAATGCCAATCATAAAATTGATTTAGTTTATATTTTGTAAATTGACAAGCTTCTGTTCTATCCCACTGAAAATTCCAACCTGCATTTTTATTTGCTATATGAATATAAGGATGTAATTCTTTATAAATCCAATTATCTGTTAGCCACACTAAATCTGAGTTTCTTTTCTTTTTTATATCTTTTATATCTTTAGAAGTTAATTTTTTAGAATCATATTGACCTATTACTCCTAAACTTTCAGAATGAGATAATCCATATTTAATTACATCATCACAAAATCTAGGTGTTAAAGCAGATTCAAAATACCAATAGTAGTTATATAAATTCATTGTAATTGCGATCCAAATAACATTGTATAACTTACTCTTTTATTTTCAAAATTTTTTTTCATAGATACATTATTTGAATTATGAAAATAAGCTCCATCGAAAAAAACAGCCCTATTACTTTTATATTCAATTTTAATTGGCTTTATTTTTTTTAATTTAATATAATTTAATGATTTAGTAAAATTACTATTCCATTCATTTCTTGTCCAATTTTTAGGTGGTTTTATTTTATAAATATTTAATCCATTTTTAGATTTATCTTTAATACCTTTATCAGATGATACCCAAACATTCAAATTTATTAATGAAGGATCACAATGAATATTAACTCCTTTAGTTTCATAATTGTAAACAAAACTCCAAGCTCTTTGAAAAGGAGGTAATTTTATTTTTTTATTTAATTCTTTAACAATTAAATCAGTTAAATAATCTTGATTTTTAAAATAATCAATAGCTAAATAACCATCATATTTTTGATCAAAATATTTTCCATAAAGAACTCTATATCTTAATATTTTAAGACATTCATCAGTAAAAAAATTATCTAATACAGTTATATTTTGAGGATTAAATTTCCAATTTTTTCTAGGTCTAATAGTTTTCATTAAACATATTCGTATGCTATTGTGTTAACGATATTTAAATTATCTGTATTATTACTAATAGTGTACATATTGGTAGATGGAAACATTATAAACATATTATTTAATAATTCTATTTCCCAACTTCTTCCTTTTCTTCTGTTATCATCGTAATAAATTTTAATAAAACAGTTTTTAACTTGTACGCCATACAATAGTACAAAATCAGGTGAATGTTTTAAATCAACAGGATTTACTTGTAATAAAGGTTCAGTAATTGTGTGAGGTTGATAAAAATTTCCCCAAGTAGATTTATAGATTAAATTAATGTCGTATTTTAAACAAACGTGATCTTTAATAAAAGTATTTAATTTATCAAAATTTTTAGAAAATTTTATATCTTTTTTTTCAATTTCTGATTGTAAAATATCAGCTCTTAATTGATTAAGATCAATTTCAAAACCTTTTGGCATTAAAACATTACCATAATATATGGCTTGTTCTGATAAAATGTTTTTTTCCATAATTATTATCTGTATAAAATAATAATTAATATTTATACAAAAATTTTAAATTATGCTAAACCGTTTATTAATTCCCAACCTTGTGTATTATCTGATTGATATGCATCTTCATTCCAATTGTAATACCATAAATGAGTTTTAGCTTCGTTTTGTAAAGCTTGTTCTTCAGGCATTGCAGGAGCATCTCCAATTGGAGATTTCCAAGATGCTGTAGAAATATCTTTTATCCATGAAGAATATGGTTGAGGCGCCCAAAAAATTTGATTATCTTCATCCCAAATATGACCTATACATGCATAATTTCCTCTAAAAGGTGTTCCATTATTTCTATGAGTATTTTCATATGTATTATAAGAAGTTTGAATCCAAAGATGTGCTGGCCAATTATTATGAGTTTCTAAATATTGTTGACCTATTAATTCTTCTTCTACTTGATTAGAATTAAGAACGTCTTTATCATCTACAGTTAAAACTTGTAAAACTTCGTTATTTTCATTTATTTTTGCAAAATGTGCCATAATTTTAAGAAGCTTGAAATTGATATCTTATAACAACTATACCTGGTCCACCTGATCCTCCAGGAGAAAGACCACCGTTACCGCCACCTCCTCCATTTCCAGTATTTGTACCACCAGGTGTTCCACTACCAGATGAATTAACTCCACCAAGTCCACCTCTTGAATATGTAACAGGTGATCCAGTTATCGAAGAAGCTGTACCTGGTCCTCCAGGTCGTGAGGGAGATCCTGATCCTCCAGCTCCGCCGCCTCCGCCGCCATTTGCACCAGAAGCATTTCCTCCAGGATTTCCTTGAGGAGGACTAACAGGAGGATGATTGCCTGTTCCACCACCTCCGCCTGGATATCCTCCACCTCCAGCAGATCCGCCAGGTCCACCAGAAGGTCCCGCAGGTGTTGCACCACCTTTTCCTCCACGAGCTGATTCTATTCCTATAGCTGTTGAAGGTGATCCTGTTCCACTATTTGGTCCGCCACCTCCTCCAACTGATATTGGATAAGCTGTTTCTGAAACTGAAATTCCAGTAGCTGTTCTAAATCCTCCGGCACCGCCTCCGCCGCCACCACCGTTTCCATAACCGCCTCCAGCTCCACCAGCAACAACTAAATATTCTACTGTATTTGAACCAAGATCATTTCCCGCAGATGTAACTGTGAAAGTGCCTGGTCCTGTAAATTTATGAATTTTAAAATCTCCATCTTCGCTTACTGTTCCACCAGTAGCTTCAATAAATTTAGCTCCTGCAGCACCACGTCCATATCCTTTTGCTGAACCTGCTCCAAATGTACCAATTATTGGCATTAAAACTCCTTTCTATTCAAATGCAGTTAGTGAAGCTAATACAGTATAAGTATTAGCTGCTGTTTTAATTGCAGTGTAAGTATAACTATCTGTACTATCTGCAGTTCCTGCAGTAGGAGCTCCTCCTTGCCATTTTGGAGTTACAGTTGAACCATCAATTTGAACAACATTTGCATAATAAGGAGTTGCTCCTTGAGGAACAACATGAGCAACTGTTATACTTTCACCTGTATCTAATAAAGTATCTAAAGTAACAGTAGAGTTACCTCTTAAATTAAATGTCCAGTTATCAGAAGCATTAGAAGTAAAGTTTTGAACAGCTCCATCAATTGCATCAAAATTAATTGTACCAGTTGCAGCTGTTGCTGAAGTATTTACTTTTTCAGCTAATTGTTGAATTTTTCCACCACCATTAAAAGTTACTAAACCATATCCGTTTGGTGTTAGTGTTAAATCTGTATTAGTTCCATTTGTTGCAATAATCGCAGGAGAAGATCCTTGAATATCTACTGTATCCGATGTTGCAATCAAATTAGTTCCGGAAACATTTCCAGTTGAAATAACTGCTGAACCATTTATATTTGTACCCGCAACATTTCCTGAAGAAGTTACAGATGTCATAGCTATATCACCTAAATCAGCCATGATATCAATCATAGTTGTACCATCAGTGTAAACTAAAGTTTTAGCACCTTGTTTAAGAGCTACACCTGTTCCTCCAGTAGGACCAAATATTAATGAATAAGCACCTGAAGTATTATTAAATACTGTATATTTTGTTTCTACAGCGTCAGTAAATACATTAATATTTCCTGTTAATGTACCTGTAAATTCTAATACTGCGTTATGTACTTGGTCGTCTGTTGATGAATCATCTGTATTAGATGTAGAATTATTTGAAGTTAAAGTAACGTTTGCAGAACCTGCAACGTCAATTGATTGATAACCTTTTACTGATGAATCAATTCTATTAAAAACATAATTAACTAGATTACCCCAAGTTCCTGAATTTTCTCCAGAAGCTTGTCTCTCTAATTTTAATCTCGATGTATAACTTGATGGCATAACTTTTTATACTCCATATTTTGAATAATGTAAATAATATACATTTGTCATTATTTGTCTAGTGAATATTAGTCCAATTTTCGGTAATATTACCTTTAATTGGGTCCCAAAATTTTAAACTTGTTACATTAGCATTTGCTCTATTTCCCTGAATAGATATAAAGTTCTCAGAATTAGGCACTATATCAGCTAAAGTAATAGTTACTCCATTACCAGTCATAGAGAATATTTGATCGGTACTTAAAGTAATTGTATTAGCTGTAGTTGTTAATTCTTCTCCAGTAATAGGTATTATATTTTCAGAAGTAGTTGTAACTGTTCCTAAATTAGCAGATAAAGGAAATCCAATTACATTTAAGAAAGTAGCTAGACCTACAACTACACCATCATTATTAAGTTCTACATTAGCTTCTAAAGTAGGAGTATTAATAGTTATAGCTCCACCTGCAGCTACAGCAAAAGTATTAACAGTTGCAGATAATAATTCTTCTCCAGTTATGATTACAGGTGCTGTACCAGTTATTGTTTCTTCACCTATACTAAATGTACCTTGTACTGGTTGAGTTATATCTTGAGAATTAATTATAGTAGTTGATCCATCTGTTCCGTCAAAATGTAATAAATCTATTGTATTAGCATCAGGCGTAAAAGCACTAGATGGTGGTGTAAAATTAGAAGAATATCTAACTATATTAGAATTTCTTAATTCATCAATATATCCACTTAAATAACCTGAAGAATTAAAAACATTATTGCCTAATAATAATGTATGACTAGAATAATCGTCAGTTCCAATATTTCTAGTTATTTGTAAATTACCATCAACATAAACATTACCTGTTGATCCAGTTCTTACAATAGCAATATGGTGCCAAGTATCATTAGTTAATATACTTGTAGGAGAACTTCCTCCCGAACCATCTTTAAAGAAAGATATTTGTCCATTATTATTAGTTAATAATAATCCACTTCCTGAAATTCTAAAATCCCAAAGTGTAGAAGATTGACTTCTTATTGAAGAGCTATAAATCCAAAATTCAGATGTAAAATCACCTGATCCAAATTCAGATGTATTATCTTGTTGAACACCTTGATTAGAAGTTCCATCAAATTCTACAGAAGCGTCACCAAATTTTGCTTGATCAGTTGAAAGTGCTGTTGTTCCTTCTGCTGTAAAAGTAGAGCCATCTTTAGTAATAATAGTAATAGGAGCACTAGCTGTAACAGTTATATTATTAGCAGTAGTAGTTAATTCGCCTGCTGTAGTTGTTGCAAATACATTACCATTACCAGTAAATACAAAACCTAAACTTTCGTTCCAAGCTCCTACATTCCATTCTTCTCTTCCCCAACCAAAACCTAAATTTAAATCTACTGTAAGTTCACCAGCAGTTGAAATAGTAACTTCTCTTCCTTCTCCTGTAGAAACAGTTCCTAAAGAAGTGTTAGCTTGAAAAGATCCAGTTTCTAAAAAAACAGATGATCCAGCATTAACTTGTCCTACATCAATATTAGCAAGTAATCCATTTATACTAAACGGAGCTGAAGCAGTTACAACAGCATTATTTAATAATGTGTTTGAGGAAATACCATTAATAACTGCTAAGGCGTCTGGAGAGGTACTCCATGCACCTGTATTATATTCAAATCTGCTCCAACCTACTATAGCAGTCATAAGGATTTATCTCCTTATGCTATTCTGATTAAACCGTTAGTAGCGTCAGCGTTAGGAAACTGTAACTCAAATGTACCGTTAGTAGATGTTTTAACTCCACCAAAATCTAATACAGCAATTGATGAATTTGCATTATTTGCATTGTAAATTAATGCAGCTTGAGCTGAAATAGTTGCGTTTGCAAAAGTAACGTTATCAGCATCAAAAATTGCAGTTGTTCCATCAGTAGTGATAGTAACATTTGTAAGTGTTGCACCACCAGTTGTGTAATTAGTACCGCTATCTGAAATTTCATTTGCGGTAATATACGCAGCAGTATTTTGGTTTAAAGTTGCAGTGTTGTCGTAAAGTGCGCATTTTAATGTCTGAGCTTCTAAGTTTCCGCCAGGCGACATTAAGTCTTGCTTAAACGACACTGTTATCGCTTGTTCTATTGCCATATTTATTGTCCTCCAGTTAATGTGTTTTCGCCTAGTGGACTACCTGGAAACTTGTAGTCAGTTCTTCTGTTTCTACGAGCTTCGTTATTAATAGCAGCCACACTTTCGACATACTTTTGTTTATATATATTATAGTCTTCCATGTTCTTTGTAAAGAGATTTGCTTCAGATAAACAACCATATAATAAAGCATCAGAAGCGTTTTCAGTATACCAATTAGTAGTGTTAGTATTAGATAATGGATTAATTCTTCCTTGATAACCTAATTCCATAGTATATACAGCATCTGGTGTCGGAGCTAAATATAATGTAGTATCATCAAAATTAGCAAAATATCTAGGTTGACCAGTTAAAGAAGCATCAGGCCAATATTCTTGTAAATATTCTAATGGTTTAATTTCTAAAAATACTCTATTACTTGAGCTATCTATTATATTTAAATAATTTAAAAGCATAGGTTCAATTGCTGATGGAAGAGTTATAAATCTATCTCCTATAGAAGTAGATGAAGTTACATTTTGATTAAATCCAGTAGGATCAATTTCTCTAGATAGTTTTTGTTGAGTATTACCAATAAAGGTATCTAATTGATTAGTAAAATCTGTTCCTGTGTTTTCTGCCCAAACTTGAATATCATTTTTTAGGCTGCTGTACGTCATTGGCATTTGGCTCTACTCCTTCAATTTTAAACTTAGTCCATACATGACCTCTAAATGCATATGTACCATAATGCGTAAGAGGACTATGTAGATCAGCATATATCTTTCCACCGATTTTTTGCCATAATCTGCAAAAAGCATAATCTTCTGATAAATATCTATTACTTTTTTCATCAATAATACAGTCAAAAAATGCATAACAATTGTCACTATTAAATCTTTCTCCATTTATTATTTGATCAGATGTGTATTTAAGATTAGGATAAGCTTCTATCATTTTATAAAATACTTCTTTTTTAATACACATAAAGCCAGTTGCTGCATCTAATACTTCAGTAAATCCATTTTTAACTTCTATATTTAATGGATTTGCAAAATTTAAATTATATCCTAAAGCTTTTTGTTCTAAATTTTCTAAATCACCTTTTTCTGCGTGAGATTTAACAGTATTCCAATCTACAGATTTTCTAGGATATATTCCACAAGCTACGTCATAATCACTTTCTAATAATCTCATTATGGCTTCTCCACCAAAACCTATATCGCTATCTATAAACATTAAATGTGTAAATTTATTTGGATCTTTTTTATCAGCATCTAAAAATTGAGTTACTAAAGTATTTCTAGCTCTAGTAATTAAACTTTCATTACCCATAGTATTTAAATGTAATTGTATTCCTTTTTTATTAGCTTCACCTATAGCGTTTAAAATACCGTGTAAATATGATTCTGTTAATTGACCGCCATAGCAAGGAGTTGCGATCATAACTCCTAATTTTTTTTGATTTGTCATGTAGACACTGTAACACTTCCTAAAGCAGTTTGTAACAAATTTGTGCTTGCTTGTGCGACACCTACATTAGAAACAGATCCTGATGTAGAAGGATATATTAAAGTAATCTGATTTGGAACACCTCCTGTAGCTGATAAATTAGCTTGAGGTCTTGCATCTTGTAAAGATTGCGCATCTGTAAAATATGTTAAATCTAATTGTGGTTGTTTTTTTTCAAACTCTGAAGTATGTACTAAACTTCCATTCCATTCAAATACCATTTCATTATATGGAAATTCTAAACCAGAACGATCAGAGATAGCTCTAGCGTATTTACCACCTGAAAATTTTTGATGTGGTGCTCTATGAGGTTTATTACTTCTATCAGCAAATCTTGGCATTAGTTATAATAACTCGTACTAGGTAAAATTCTAGTAGATGGTGAGTCATCTCCTGCAATTAATCTTTCATAAGCTTGTTCGTAATCTAATTTTAATTCAGCTCTAGTTGCTTGATCTATACCAGTTCTTTTTTTAGACATATAATAAGCTAAACCTGCACACATACATTCAAAAGCTCTAAATGGTATATCAATATTTTGTTCTACTCCATTTACAGTAGAAGCTGTAATATCTTGTATTTTTCTCATTCGATAATATCTTAATGTGTAAGCTTGGTCAGGTGTTGGATAAATTTTTACTACAGGTGTATTTAATCTTTGTAAATAAAATTGTGTAGGTCTTGATTGAGAAGTTTTATTTGATATAGCAGCATAATCGTTTATACCTAAACGTGTCATTGAATATTCAGTATCACTATCTAAAATATTAGCATTAATAATATCAACTGTATCATAATCTAAAGTATATTCATTAGTACCTTGAGTTAATGATAAATCTTTTAATTCAACTGTCCATTGATTGTAACCACGATTAGCCCAATCACTAAACATAATATTTAAACTACGTCTAGCTGATCTTACATCATATCCTAAAATAGGATCTCCTCCTATTCTATCAAAAGCTTCTTGTATAACATCATTAACAGTTAAGTTAAATGTTGCTGTTCCTGAAGTTGCCATTATGCAAAGAAACAAGTTACAGCACTTGCACCATTTGCAGAAATATTAACTTTTAAATTAGTTCCAAATTTTACACCTTCATCTGGTAAACTTATGTTAATAGGTCCACTATCAGCACTAGCACCTGTTGATACAACGAATTTAGTAGTAGCGTCATCTACAAAAGTAACAGTTCCAGCAACAGCACTAGGCGTGATAATGAAAGCTTTTAATCTTGTAGGTCCAGCAAATACCGCAACGTTAGAACCTTGAGTGGTTACACTGTTTGCAAATATATCAGATCCTGCCATATTTTCCTCCTTAAGCTAATCCTTGTTTTTTTAATTCTTCATATAGTAACGCAATTCTATCTTTTGGGCTACTACTTTGTTGTGTTATAAACGGTTTTACATAATCAGTCGCCATTATTTTTTGAAAATCAATTGGTTTATTCAAATCTAAACTACTTACTGTATCTCTAAAAGGAGATTGTCCAGTTCCTAATGGTGTTTGTTCTGAAAATTTATCTAATACTTTTTCTATATCAGCTAGTTTTTCATCTAACTGTTTTTCTTTACCTTCTTCTTCTTTTTTAGCAGATTCAGCTTTTAAAATTTCTTCAATACTTTCAGTTCCTGGTAAATCTTCAGTTTTACCAATTGCTTCTTGTTCTTTAGTAGGTTTATATTCTTCTTTAGCTTTTTCTACTTCATAAATTTTTTCTGCTGTATTTCTAGTATCTTCATCTTCGTTTTTACCAAAAAGATTTCTAAGAGCTTCTCCTGCAGATGTTATTTTTTCAAACATTATATCTCCTTATTTAGGAGGGCCCGAAGGCCCTCAAAAATATTAAGTTACGTTATTGTTTTGTACGTATTGTACAGTTACAATAGCTTCACCAGTAGTTCCATCTCCATCTGTAGCTGTAAATACAGCAACAACATTAGAATCAGATGTTCCTACATCGTCTAAGTTAGGAATAGCAGCAGCAATTGGAGTTGTTCTTGCAACCGCTTTAGCGTTTGAAGAAGCAATATATGCAGTTCCGTTTGCGTCAGTTCCTACTGAAACAGTAGCAGCGTTAGTATCGTCTGCTGCTGCAACAACATCTAATTTAACATCGATGATTTGAGAGTTAGCTGGAATAACAGCAACAGTTGTATTCGCTGTAGCTCCAGTTAAAGCAACTGATTTAGATTGTACCATTTGTACAAAACCAGTATTTGTTACATCAGTTCCTAAAGTAGTACCAGTAGTTTCTTTAATAGTACCAGCTTTAATTGGTCCTGAAAATGTAGTTGTTCCCATAGTCTACCTCCTTAGTAGTCTTCTTTCGAAGTCGTAGGGTTAAATACTAGGCGTATTGCTACGCCTAGTATGATTATATTATTATGCAGCTCCTTCTGAACCGTAGATAGTTCTCCAGTCAGTGAAACCGAAAGAGTATCTTTCTCTAACTTTGTATCTTAGATTACCAGATTCAAAATCGCCTTCAACAGCTTTTTTCATTGGTGATCTTACAAAGTGTTTCATTCCATCAGGACAATCAGTCATAATGAAGTATTGATCTGGATCAGTTAATCTTTGATTAACTACTACGCCTCCAGGAATCATACCCATATTTCTCATTGCATTGATATCATTGTCTGCAGTTCCAGGTCTTAAATTAGACTTAAGGATTCTTTCAGCAATGAACACCAATTGAGGTGGAACGATTAGCTTTTGTCCAGATAATGCAATTGGTATACTTCTGTCATCAACTGCAGTTGAGATTTGAATCAGTAACTGCTCAAGAGAAGTTTCTGATAAATCTGCCGCTGTAGATAATGTGTTAGAAGCAGTACCACCGCCACCTAGTGGGTGAGAAGCAGACAATAAAGCCACGCCATCGCCACCTACTGAAGTAGTAGTTGCATTGTTCAAGATGTTAGCACCTTTGATTTCTTTAGTGTGTTGCATTGATCTTGCTAAAGCTCTAGCATATTTTGCACCTAAAGATCCGTATAGACCATCTTCTTCAGCTTCCTCTGTAATAGCGAATGCTAAAGCAACAGTTTCATGTACGTATCTAGATACAAATCCTTCTCTGCCAGATTCATAAGATATTGCAGCACCTTCTGCTTTCGTAGGTGCAGCACCGAAGCCGATCATTTGTACATCTTCTTCGAATGCTTTTTGTGACTGCTCGATAGAGTAGATTGATCTCCATTGTTCTGGATATCTGTCATACTCCATACCAAACACGGTATTTAAACCAAGATTGAGCTGTTTGGTAAATAGTGCTCTATTTAGTGCCATAATTCAATCTCCTTTTATTATACACCAGCTCCAGCAGCACCTACACCGTATAATGATTTATTAATAACCACTTCTACTTTTGCATCTGCGCCTGCAGCATTGTTTGGTTCATCAACTAATCTTAATATTCTTAAAACTTTAGATGTAGTTGCTAAAGTAGCAATATCTAATTCGTCTGTAGAATATCCGAATGTTGAATTGTACGTTCCAATAGTAACGTTTGCTAACTCACCAACGTTGGCTGCAGCAAAAGTACCATTACATTGTACTTTATATGTTATGTTTGGATCATCATATACTAATGCTTTCACAGTTGTATTTGCTTTTACATCTGTATCTGCGTTCCAAACTTTAGAGAACTTGACGTCTCCTGTAGAGTTTTCAATGTATTCAACTCCATAGAATACACCTAAAGCATTTCCTCCAGCTGTTCCTCTTATTACAGTACCGTCTGTAGTCATAGTAACTAAGTCGCCACTTGCAATATTAGTGCCGTAAGAGTTTGCAATAGGATATTCTTGGGGTCTGATAACTCCACCAGTTAAGTGTCTCAAAGGTATAAAACCTTGAGGGGCATCTGTATTTGCCATAGTTATAACCTCCTAGTTATAGTTGCGTTTTACTCTTTAAAGCCGCCTCTAGTAACTTCACTCTTGAAGGTCTTTTGTATTGGATTTCCAGGTGACTCAGCTCTGTGGATATCTTGTTCGACTGATCGCATTAAGTTTTCAGTCATTTTTGCGTAATATTCATTACGTTCATTTACCATTTGTTCTGGCATTTCACAGAGTACCATTCCTTCTATTCCAATAAAACCTGCAAACTTGCCATGTTCTATCGTAGCATAAGATTTTCCACCAGTGACCGTTTTAGGATCTCTTGGTTGCCAACCTTCTCGCATACGTTTAGCAACGTTTGTCGGCTGCTCCTGTCCTAAGATCATAGTTGCAATCCATCTTTGTTTGAAACCAGGTCTTGGGTCAGGCGCTTCAAGTAAATTACTTGGCTGCCAATGTGAAACTCTTGAAGATTTTTCTTCTTGAGTTTCGTGTTTTATTTTATTACTCATAATAGTCGTGCTCCTTTCGTTCACGTATTGGTGCTAAAGTTTTTTACTTCTTTAGCAAACCGTTTTAGTGCTGCTTCATCATTAATGTCAATACCAAAATTTCTTGCGGTATCGAGATCATCTTGAGTTAGCTTAACTCGATTACTGTCAGTAGCTTTTTTACGACTAACTCCAGCAACGGGAGACTGCACTCTGTTGTTCTTTTGTACCACATTTTTCTCGTTTTGAGAAGTGTTTTCTTCTGATTTATTAAAAAACTCTAAACCACTATCTTTAAGTCGTTTATTCATTTCGTCATAATAACCAGGATCATTCACATCCCAACCTTCTTCAGTCAATTCAGCATCGATACCATAAGCCATAGCTGTTTCTTTTCTACGACCTGGTTTATTAAACCAATTACTGTTTTCTTTGACCCAATCTGCTGCTAATGGCGGTACTTTTGCATCATTTTTTTTAGCTTTTGGCTTTTCAGCAGAATATTCTTCAGTTTTTGACATTTGATTTCTGATATCAGCCATTTTTTCATAAAGCTCTACTTGTTTATCAGTATTACCTTCTTCAATTGCTGATTTTAAATCAGAAGAAACTGAAGTATATTGATTTTTTAGAGATTTATTAGCAATTTCAAAAGTTTTTCTTTCAATTTCAGCTAATCTTTGCTCTAATTCAACATTTCTTTGTTCAGCTTCAGCTCTTTTTGCCACTTCTTTAGCAATTCTTTTACGAACTTTTTCAGAATATGGCATATCATCTGAATATTTCGGAACTTCAGGTTTTTTTTCTACCTTAATTTCCTCTTTTTCTTCAGTTGATTCTTCTTTTTCAGAAGCTTCGGCTTGTTCAACTAAATCTTCAATAGGGTTACTAGGAACCTCTATTTCTTTTTCAGCAGAATCATCATCTAACCTAACTTCTAACTCTTTCTTTTCTTCTTCGATCATAGTTTCTCCTATGTTGTCGTTAGCTTATGCTAACGTATATTATAATTGTTGAGATATTACTTCAGGGTTGTCTAATGTAGCAAGTATCTCATCGTCATTTATTATCACCATTTTGACTTTTTGTACAGACACTTTGGCTCCTGCATATCTACCAAAAACTACCCAATCTCCAACTTTACACCATGGAGCTTTTCTGTCACTATAACATTCTGGTCCCATAGCTATTACTTGACCTACACTATTAAGATATGATTGTGTTTCTTTATTAGAATCAGTCAAATAAATTCCGCCTTTAGTTTTTTCTATAACTCCTCTAGGTCTAATTAAAATTCTATAACCAACTGGTGCTGGTACTTTTTCTGGAGTAGGCACATCATTATCTGTTGCCCATTGTTCATTACTAATCATCTTCTTCTATTATTCCTTTCTGGTATTTTTCTGTTGTTTCATTAATAATTTCTAATGCTTTATTTAAACCTTGTGACATACCATAAACACGTTTAAATTCTTCTATGTTATCTACACCTTTAGACAACAAATTTTTACCTAATTCTGAATTATAATTTTTTATGTTCTGTCTTATCGCTTGTAGTAGTCGTTCCATCTACACCTTTCATAAAGAAATCTAAAGTTTCTTCAAAGTTTTTTTTAAGTCCATCTGCAGCAATTGCAAATAATTTTGGTTTAACATATTTAATAGAAATTTTATGATTTTCTAAAAACTTTTTTGCTTGTCTTACTTTTTCGTTTGGTATAGCCATTACTTATCACGTCTTGCAACTTTAGAAGCTGTCTCAACTAT